CTAATTCTCTCATAGTTTAAATCCTTCGAAGGTATTGTTATCAATATCTTGTTTAATACCCCCAATCACATAAGATTCAATCTCTGTTTCTTGAGGTGCATTTTGTTGTCCCTTCGATGACAACCAATGTTGTGTCCATGGTAATGGATTAGTCCTACTTGATATATCATATATAGGATTTAATCCAATTGCACGAAGTCGTCTGTTTGCAATGTACTCTACATATTGACTCAATAATGCAGTTGACAATCCTAACATACTACCATGCATGAACAAATACTCTGCCCAGTCTTTCTCTTCGTTTACTGCATCTTCATACATTTTGTAAACATCTGGTTCACAATCTTTCATGACCTTTAACATCATCTTATCTTTCTCTTGATTCTGATAACATTTAAGAATGTGTTGTGTAATTGCAAGATGTTGTGCTTCGTCTCTTGCAATCAGACTGATGATTTTTGCAGACCCTTCCATTTTCTTCATTTCACCAAATGCAAAAGTACATGCAAATGATACAAAGAAACGAATACCTTCTAGGATATTGATACTTATCAATGCAAGATATAATCTTTTCTTGAGTTCATATTCATCTTTTTCATATCCTAAACTGTATCTCTGTGCATAGTCAATAAACTCATCATATCTTTTTGTTACTGACTCTGCTCTTGCAATGATTTTCTCATCGTCTAGAATTGTATCAAATACCTTTGTTGGGTCTGGATACAAATTCTTTATCATGTAAGTGTAGGAACGACTATGGATTGTTTCCATAAAATCCCATGCAATGATACATCCTTCTAACTCTGGAAGAGTACAGAAGGGTAACAATGCAGTAGCAGGGCCTCTACCTTGAACTGAATCTAAAAGTGTCTGATACTTTAGATTACTAGTAAAGATGTGTTTATGTGCTTTACTTAGTTCATTGTAATCGTTCCTATCTTTTTGAAGAGAAACTTCTTCTGGTCTCCAGAAATACCCAAGTTGTCTTTGTGTTAATTTGTCGAAAATCGGATATTTAAAATCGTCATATCGTTGGGTATTAAGTTCCTCTCCAAAGAAGATTGGATTCTTTAAAAAATTTACTTTGTTTCTATTAAATACTTTACTCATATTTTTTGTAACCTTTTGCACATGGTTTACCTGTTATTGGGTCTGTCAATGCACTATTCCCATATCTCCAATAGTTCTTAGGATTTTGTAATGCCTCATTTGCTTCATCCCATAACCTATGTGCCTTTTGTCCTGTTCCATGATAAATTGATGGTCTTCCATCATATGCAAGAGCTGGGTAATCTCTATACATTGGGCCATCTTTATGTAGGTAATGTATAAAAATTTGTCTTGCAGATTCACCTGCTAATCTTTCTCTCCAATGTATTACATTACTTCCTTGGTAGAATAATGCATCACCTGGCTCTAATTCTACTGGAATACAATGTTCTCTTTCATCATAAGGACTTCCCATTGTTAAATCCCATGAATCTTTGTTATCCATCCCACAATAGTTTTCATCATTACGAACCCATATAGTCCATGGTTTATTATCGTCTGTATTATATGATATAGGAAAGGTTGCACTAAACTCACATGATGGTCTATCAGTATGACTTAATAACCTTGCATGTCTATCATATGTTCTTCCATAAGAATATGTTGGAACTAATCGAACACCAAATAGGTCTTCTATTTTCTTTTGATACATTAGGAGAATAGTTTCTCCATAATTAGGAAAGGGCATTCCTTTACTAACCCATGTATCTAATCCTTTTCCTTTATCATCGTAGTTTGCACCGATGATATGTTCTTCACGATAATATTGTTTTCGTTGTTCTTGGAACTTAAACATATGTTCAGTCCAATTAATGTGAGACTGATTAAAAAAGTCTCTTGCAATAAAAAATCTATTCTTTGCAAATGAATAACCTTCCTTGGTTATTTCTGGTGCATCTTCTGGATGGTCTGTTTCTGGATTAAAAATTTCCTTCCTTGCACTCTCATTGTAATTTACATAACCAGATAAGATTTGTTCTTTTTTCTTTTTATAGAACTCTTTTTTATCTTCTTTTCTTTGTATGTTTTCTTCGTTAGTTCTTCTTGCAAATTCTATATGGCGCATGCGTCACAATCCTCATCTTCTAAATCTTCCACTACTGGAAGTGGTTCGTCTTGAACCTCAACAACCTCATCGGTCTTCATATCATATGTATTTTGGTAATAAGAAGTCTTCCAACCATATTTATAAGTTTTAAGAAGGTCTGTTGCCATAATTGACAATGGTACTTCGTTATTATCATAGTTTTCTGGATTATAAGACCAATTACCACTAATACCTTGGTCAAAGAACTTCTGCATTACAGATACTACTTTTATATATCCATCATTGTCCTTCATATCCCATAAAAGTGTGTAAAAGTTTTGTAACATTTGATATGATGGAACTATCTGTTTTAGAGGCCCTTTCTTCGATTTCTTGATACTTAAATAGTCTCTTGGTGGTTCTATACCATTTGTCTCATTAGAGACCACTGAGGAGCTCTCAGAGGGCATCTGAGCCGATAAAGTACTATGTCTTAGTCCATGTACCTTAATACAAGTTCTTAGTTTATCCCAATTTTCTGTTAGTTTATGTGGAGTAATTTCATCAACTTCTTTTTTGTAAGTATCAATAGGTAATATACCTTTTGCATATTTTGTTCTATCAAACCATTCACATGCACCTTTTTCAGATGCAAGTTGATTAGATGCTTTCAATAAATTATATTGAAATTTTTCAGTAAGTTCATGCACCAATCTATGTGCTTCTGGTTCATCATACTTGACTTTGTTTTTTGCAAGATAATGTGCAAGACCAATGTATCCTATACCTAAACTTCTTCTTGCCTTAGTTGATACCTCTGCAGCTTTAACTGGATATCTTTGATATTCAATTAGTTCATCTAATCCACGAACTGCAATTTCACAAAGGTCATCAAGTTCTTCTAATTTAATTGAACCTACATTAATTGCAGATAAAATACAAAGTGCAATCTCACCTTCTTCATCATCTGGATGACTAATAGGTGTTGTAGGTAATGTAATCTCTTGACATAGATTACTCATATTTACTTTATCTAAAAATGAACTATGAGTATTACTATGGTCAATATTCATAATATAGATTCTTCCTGTTTCTGCTCTTTCTTTGAGTAAGTCCATAAACAGTGTTCTTGCATTTACTTTCTTTTTAGGGATAGAATAAGCTCTCTCGTACTTTTCGTATAGTTCATCAAACTTATCTGTGCCAAATGCATCGTACAAATCAGGCACATCGTGAGGAGAAAACAAAGTGATATCCTCGTCTTTAATAAATCTTTCATAAAATAATTTAGATAACTGAATCGAATAGTCTAACTTTCTGACTCTATTGTCTTCTGTACCTTTGTTATTTTTGAGGACAATAATGTCTTCAATCTCTTGATGCCAGATTGGGAAATGGACAGTAGCTGACCCACCCCTAACACCATTTTGTGTACAACATCTGACTGTGGATTCAAATTTCTTGAGGAAAGGTATAACTCCTGTGTGCTGTACTTCTCCACCACGAATTTTAGAATTGATTCCACGAATCCTACCAGCATTAATACCAATTCCAGCCCTCTGTGCAACATACCTACCAATAGCCATATCAGAAGAGAAAATACTTGGAAGAGTATCATCACTATCGACCAAAACACAACTAGCAAACTGTCGAAGAGGAGTCCTAACCCCTGCCATAACTGGGGTTGGTATGTTGATTTTAAATTGACTAATCGCGTCATAATATTTTTTAACATAATTTAACCTCGTTTCTATAGGATAGTCCTTAAAAAGAACTGCACTAATCAAAATATACATGAACTGTGGTGTCTCATACAATTTACCAGATGACCTGTCTTGTACAAGATACTTGTCCACTACCTGTTGGAGACCTGCGTATGCAAACATCATGTCTCTGTTATGATTCAGATATGAGTTTAGTTTATCCCATTCATCATCATCATAATAACTTATTAAATCTTTATCATATACACCATACTCTATGTTTCTTTCTACAATATCTTTTAGAGGTGGATAGATTTCACTGTCTTTCCATTTGGTATTAAATACATCTTTACGAATTGCAAACAATAACAATCTAGATGCAACATATTGGTAGTTTGGTGCATCTAGAGATATCAAATCAGATGCAGATTTGATTAGTGTATCCTGTATCTCCTGTGTTGTCATCCCATCATAGAACGACAAGTTTGCACTCATTTCTACCTGTGATGCAGATACCCCATTGATACCATCACATGCAGCTTCTACCATCTTGTGGATTTTTTCTAAATTTAAACTTTCTTTTGACCCATCCCTCTTTACGATACTCAATCCATTTCCATTCACTATACTTTACTCCAGTTATTAATTGCAAGATTTAGTGACAAACCTTGCATTGTATTGTTATTAATTACATCGATGATATTTGGTATCTGATTGAGTACCATATCATTAATATCTTTTTCTTTTATCGTCTCTGGCCAAACAACAACTTTGTATCCTTGGTCACCCATAGACCTCATCTTTTTGATGATTTCTTTATTCCGAGGTTCATTGTCAAAGATTAGAGTAGAATTACTCTTACTAATTTCGTTTGTTACCTTGGAGAAGTCTGAACCTGCGACTGCAATGCAGTTGTCCAGAAATAAAGAGTCAATTGGCCCTTCAACAACATAAAGAGGTTGGTTGAAATCAACTTTGTCGAGATTGAAAATAAGTGGTTTTTCTTCATCGAATCGTAGTGTTAAATATCTCAGTTGTGAATCATTTAATGCTCTACCAGTCAATCCTATGAGATTTTTTTGTCTATCATAGAATGGTAGAACTAGTCTTGGGTCGTTTCCTAAAACTCTCTTATTATACTTATAATTTATCGAACTTAGACTTTGGGATTTTTCTACAAAATAGAAATCTTTCCACCACTTTTTTGGTATCTGTCTTCGAGTCAAATAGTCGATACATAATTGACTATCTTCTGCCTTGGGATACTTTGCAAGTGGGTTAGATTTAAACTTTGGTGGTTCGAAAGTAAAGTTCTGTTGTGCAACTGGTCTAGTATCTTTCTTTTTACCGAACTTCTCCATGACCCATTGTTTGTACAACATGTCATCTTGGTCTTTTAGAAAGATACCCACATTGGTAGAATGACCACAATTGTGACACTTATAGACATAAGTATCCTTATGCACAAAGTGATAACCTCGTGCTTTCAGTTCATTCTTGGAACTATCTCCACAATATGGACATGAATGGTTAAGGAGTTTATCATCCTTCCATTTCACATTTCTTAAACGAGGAGATACCAGTTTAAGGTACTTTTTATCAATCCACAAAGACATATATCTATAATACTATAAGTCTGGGATTTGTCAAGGTAATATTCGTTCTCTCTTACGAATATCTAGACATTGGTTTTATTGTTTGGATATGACTGCAGCTTGTCCCTGTGAGGTAGAACCATCTGGATTCTTGATGGTTACATTTCTGTAGTAAACTACAACTTCTTGTACTTCTCTAATGTATCTTCGTAGTTCTTGCATGTTATATGCAAGGAGTTCATAATCACTGACCGAGAATGCAACAAAGACGACATCACCATTGTTCATCTTCTTCATATCATCCATAAATCTATCAAGATATGTGTAATCTTCTGGCCAATCTGGGTTTTCTTTACCCAAATCACATACCCATTTACCATCTATTTTGGTTCTAGGTCTTTTACCTTCTTCATTTTTTACACATGGATTTGCAATCTTAGCTTCAGATACCACATAGAACTTAGGTTCTTTCAAATCAATGTTCCTAGGCATTGTAGGTTGAATGATATCTATTTCTAATGGTTTACTGACTATATCTATCTTCTTGTTAGGTATTAACGAACAACCACTAATTGTTAGGGTTGATATCAGAAGAAGGGTCGTCCAATGAGTCCAATTCTTTACTGTCATTTTCTATACTCTCAAAAACTTGTGCAGTACCATCATTGATTCTTTTTTCAATCATGCCTGGCTTTGCAATTGCAAGTTGGTTTAAATTATGTCTTCTAAAAATGTCGAGATATGAGTTCATCTCTTGTTCTATTTGTGCATTTCTTGATGCAAGATTATTTAGAGCTTTACCTTGTTTTTCAAAGTTCTCTTTCATTACATTCATTGCAGCTTGTTGTTCTGCAACTGCACCTTCAAGTGCAAGATTATTTGCACTTAAAACTTGATTTTGATTATAAAGATAATAAGAACCTAATCCTAGTACCAATATAATTCCAATTAACATTTGTTGCATTATAACTCCCTTATTATATAGTTCAGTCCTGCGGCACTTCTATACTCAATGACCTCATTGTCTTCGTTTGTAAATTTGAGGTGTTTTTCTTTCTGTACTGAAATCTTTTTTGCTATATAACTTCTATCGTCTGCATCACCCCATTCTTTGTTGAATGATACTGTCACTTCATATCTTGTTCTGAATAAATCTATGAACCACCAAAATGCATACTTTATCCAATCCCAGATTTTAGTTATCCACTTTCGCACTTGCTCTCCACTGATAACATGACCAATATCTTGCTTTCCATTTAGGGCCAGGGTCAGAACAATTATGTCTTGCTCTGAATGACTTTCTTCGTTCTGCATTATCTCTGTTTATACCCATGTTAGGGTCTCCAAATCGAACTACAACAACCTTACCCTTCTCATTCTTTACATAGACCTTAAACTTCTTATTAGGGTTCTCAGAAGTCCTTATAGGGTCGTTTAGTGTAACTTTCTTACCTTGATACTCTGCTTCTGTAAGTTGATGGTCATAATATCCTAAACATTCTGCACAACATTCTTCTTGAGCTCTTTTGATTTGGTCTGGAGTAGGAGCTCCTTTCTCACCTTTCTTTCTCATCTTCTCACCAGAACCAGCTTTAATTCTTGCCTTTTTCTTTCTGATATTATCCCAAAGTCCTTCATCTAATTCATCAAAATCACCCATCTTTAAGAACATTCTATTTTTAACTTGTTTCTTATCAGTTGCTTTCATTCCTACCATTTTTGCAATGGAGTTGATATATGCAAGTCCATCCTTTGCATCTTTCTTGTATCTTTTACCCATTTCTTGTTTGAGTCTTTTGGTTATGATATCAAGAACTTGTAAAACACCTGTGACAATCTTACCATCTGTCATGAGTTGTGCTTCATTTACAGATGCAAGTGAACCT